GAAAAGTAATTACTCATTATTATAGTCCTCCAACTACTCTGCCACCTTGCACTTTAGCTCCAGTGTTTCCTAAATTACGATCTAGATCACCACCGTACTCACTAAAACCATCTCTTGTGTATAGCTTCACTTCTTGAAACTGTAATGCTATTGAAATTGATACTGGTGCGTGTGTGTTTTCAAAGAACAGAGGTAAGTTCTCACCATTGTAGGTTATTTGCATATTCTTTAGTACGCTTGTACCAATCTCATATAGATTACTTCTTATCTTCTCAGCAAACGATATCTCAAACTCATCAGGATATTGAAAAGCTAATCCTGGAGATTTGCCTGAGCCACCTATAGCATTTGAAGGTAACATATGTTTTCTCAACGTAAGAATTATTTGTTTGATAGTATCACTCTCTGATTGATCTCTTGCAACAAACTTATATGTAAATTGATGTTCTCTAAAGTTTATACCTCTGAACACAACTGCTAGATGTGGATTGATTGCAAGCCCTTGTTCTAACAAAGCACCTTGTGCAACAGCCGTTAGTCCACCAGCACCTAAAATGAAGGCGGCGATTGAACCACCTACTTTACCACCTAAAGCAGTAGCACCTACAACTGCACCTACAACGCCAGCTTGTGTCATAGTTTGATCATCTAAACCTGATGAACCGAACTTCTCTGATAATCTAGCCGCCGTGTCTGAGACTGCTTGGGCGCCTGTTGCACCAGCACCTATTCTACCTGCCGCCATGTTACCTATCAATCCCATAGATTTGTTTTCATAGTCTGCTTGATACTGTACTTGTAGATTTCCTGGTATAGGTAACACGATTGAAGTACCTATAATTTTTTTACCTTTAGGTTCTTTGATTGTTTGTTTACTTCTTGTGAAAGCTGATATTGTCATGTAATGTTCATCGTCTATATCAGCAGGATATACCATACTTGCTGTATTCATACTTTTAGGCATCAAACCTGCAAGATGTCCTTTTGGTAATCTATTAGCAACTTTCTTCATAAACATCTCTCTTGCAGATATTCTTACATTACTACCATCGAACTGTATACCTGTTTTTGCAAGTTTACCTTTTATGTCAGTAATAGCTTTGAAATCTGTGTTGACATTTATGTTTCCGTTGCCTATTGTTATAGCCATTATACATATCCCTATGAGTTATAAAGGTAAGTTTCAACCAAAGTTTCCTAAGAAATACAAAGGTGATCCTACAAATATTATTTATCGTTCTTTGTGGGAGAGAAACTGCATGGTTTACTTTGATCAAAATCCCAATGTTACTAAATGGGCTTCTGAAGAGTTAATCATACCTTACAAATCTGCACTAGATGGACGTTGGCACAGATACTATCCCGACTTTGTTATTCAAGTAAACAATAAACATAATATAAAAGAAACAATTGTCATTGAAGTAAAGCCTTATAAAGAAACCAAAGAGCCTACTCCACAAAGAAATCTAACTAAGAAGTATTTATACGAGGTAAAGACATGGAGTATAAATAAGAGTAAATGGGAATATGCAATAGAGTATTGTAAAGACAGAAAATGGAAGTTTATGATACTCACAGAGAAAGAACTATTTAAAAATGGCAACAGTTTTTGACGATATACTGCTTAGAGGTGTTCGTAAAGGTGAACTACCAGGACGTACACAACGCTCTAGAGATTGGTTTAGACAACAAGCTAAAACATCAGGTGCGAATAAACTCAAAGCTGGTGATGTGACTGACTTTAATAAAAACGTAGGACTAAAAGATTACGATAGATTTAAAAATCGTACTAGCATAGGTGAAATGTTTTTCTTTAACTACGATCCTAAGCACAAAGCAACATTACCATACTACGATAGATTTCCTTTGATATTTAAGGTACAGAACTCAGTAGGTGGATTTGAAGGACTAAACTTACATTATCTACCACATGTTCTACGTGCTAGACTTATGGACGCACTGTATACAACAGCAACAAACAAACGATATGATGCTTCTACCAAGCTAGGCTTATCATACGGATTGTTACGCTCGGCGGCTAAATATAAAGAGTTTAAACCAACGTATAAAAAATACTTAACCAAAAATGTTCGTTCAAGATTTATTAAGATAAATGCTTCTGAATGGGACATAGCACTATTCTTACCTGTTGAAAGATTTGAGAAAGCAAGTAAGAGTAAAGTATGGGGAGAAAGCAGGCGTGCCATTTAACGTACAGGACTTTACAGCTACACTAAACAAAAGTGGTGTTGCACACGCTTCACATTTTGAAGTACAGATAACTGGACCTGTTAGCACAGGCACAGAACAGAATATGATGTTACGTTGTGATACTGTTGATATTCCAGGAAGAAGTATAGCTACAACAGAATATAGAATCTATGGACCTTTGAGAAAGATTCCGTACGGAGCAATATATACTGATGTCGCTTGTCAGTTTTTATTAAGTGAAGATTTACAAGAGAAAAGTTACTTTGAGCAATGGCAAGATAAGATAGTCAATCATGGTGCGTTCGGTTCGAGTAGAGCCTCACACAATATAGGTTATTATAATGATTATGTGGGCAATGTTACCATTAGACAGTTTGGTAATGATGGAGATTTAATGTCTGTACACACATTACAAGAAGCGTACCCTGTCAACGTAAGTCCTGTACAAATGAGTTGGGGCTCAAACGAATTTGCCAAATTGGCTGTGGCGTTTGCTTATAGAGATTATAAAGTAGTATATGAAAATGCAAGTCAACCAGGATTAGGTGCATCATTTGGATTCTCATTTGGTGCTAATGGATTCGGACTTTCAGGTTCATTACCAGGAATAGGAAACATATCTGTTGGCTCAACAGGATTAACAGGTGCATTACAGACACCATTTGGATTGATAAGAAAATTATAATTGAGGAGTTATTATGGCTTTACCAGTACTCTCGTCTCCAGAGTTTATTACGGAGATACCTTCAACAAAAGAAAAAATTAAGTTTCGCCCTTTTCTAGTCAGAGAAGAAAAAATTCTATACATGGCTTTAGAAGGTAAAGATAATATTGAAATATTAAATGCGGTAATTACAGTTTTGAATAATTGTATACTAACACCTAATATTGATATTAATAAGTTAGCAACATTTGATATTGAGTATCTATTTCTACAACTCAGAGGTAAGTCTGTAGGTGAAAATATTGAAATTGTTTTGAGACATACTGATAGTGAATGTACTGAATCTGTAAATGTTTCTGTTAATTTAGATGATATAAAAGTTCAAGGTGAAATATCAGATGGTAAGATAATGCTTACAGATGATGTCGGTATCAAACTTAAATATCCTCATGCAGGAGATTTATCAAGACTAGAGAAAGCCTCAGAAGGACAGAATATCTTTGATAGTGTCTCTTACATAGTAGATTATATCTATGACAAAGAAACGGTTTATAATGATTATACTACAGAAGAAATATCTGAATGGTTAGAACAACTAAATCAAGAACAATTCAACAAGATAGTTAATTTTATGAATAAAATGCCTAAGCTAAGTCATACTATAGAATGGGCATGTAATGCATGTGGAAAGAAAGAAACTATACTTCTGGAGGGCTTACAGAGTTTTTTTACTTAGGGTTGGTACATAATTCGCTAAGTAATTACTATCAACTCAACTTTTCACTTATGCATCATCATAAATACTCCTTGTCCGAACTGGAGAATATGATTCCTTTTGAACGTGATATCTATGTGACACTATTGAAACAACACTTAGAAGAGGAAGAAGAAAGAAGGAAAAACCAAAAATGACAGCAAAGAAGTTAGAAAAAGATTCAAAATACAATGATATGGATGCTAATAAAGATGGTGTCGTGTCAGATGCAGAAATAGAACATTGGCAACAAAGTGAAGAAGTCAAACGATTGAACAGAAAACAAATGCATCAAAGAAATATGGCTTGGGTTGCATTAGGTTCTATGTTAGTGTTTACTATTGTTATGTTTACTCCTCTAATACCAGACTCTAGAATACAACTACTCACAGACGTATCAAATCTCTTTTACTTAGCACAA